TCATTGAGGATATGACTGACGAGCAAAAGATGATGGTAAATCATATAAACGATATTCAGAACAAACAGAATAGCAATCAGTTTATAGCTGACCAACTAGCTGTTGGTAAAGAAGCGTTTATTAAGATGCTTAGAGAATCATTAAACTCTGAGGAAGAATCAGAGTAATGTTGATTAGAAGGTGTGCTCAGGGTCACGATATTAAGGTATATAGGAATACTACTCCGGGTGCTACTCGTACAAAGAGTTACCCAGATGGTACAACGGAGACCCTGACATACCCTTCGTCTTATAAATACTTCTTAGTTATAGATGGTGAAATAGAAAGAAGAAGTAATAGTTGGGAAACAATAGAAGAATTATATGTTAGTAAGTGTGAAGATAAACATACCACTAGTAATGGTAGGGTAATTATTGGTAAGCATAAACTAGTAAACCATGTAATAACAGAATTAGGAAGTTAAAATGTCTTTATATAAATACACAGAAAAAGAAGCGGCTAATCTATTGATAGGTCAAAATGGCTTTGATGTAATAGCTGAACACGATACTACTGTTGTAAATCCAGATACTGGTTCTTGGGTTGCTATACAAGCTTTAGGAAAAGACTCTAGCGGAACTACAGAGTTTTTAAAAATAAAAGTTACTTCTAATATTGGAGACAATATAGATTCATTTGTTAACTTAATTCCCGGTGAGATACTTTATGGTAACTTTAGTGGGATTGTAAATCATACAGATTCTACAGCGGTATGCATAGCCTACAGAGGATAAGAAGAACTGAAAGGCTTAAGAGGCGGTTTATAAATCCTAATAAAAAAACAGGAGTATGGGCATGGATAAAGCAAAAAATAGAAAAGATTTTAAAATTAAAAAATTAGATAATGGAGATTTTGAAGTTGTTAGTACGAGTTATAATATTAGGGTGTATTACACTTATGTTAAGTAGTTGTTCTAATGGTTGGTCTGTAGGCAATTTAGATGTTCACTCAAAGGATTCTATGTATACTTTTGTAGAAGTATTAGACCAAGATTCAACATCTCATTTTTACTCAGACCATATAAGATTTGATAGAGATATGTGGTGCTTTGTTCACAACCAATGGGAAGTAGTAAGGAAGAAATGAGTGAAGAGGTTAAGACAGCTAGAAGCTATAGAGGTGCTATTGTCGATGACAACGCTGTTATTTCTATCAATATCAGATGGATATTTCAAGGCATTGCCCTTATTGGTGCTTTGGTCTATGGTTACTATAGGGTTGAGACTAGATTGGAATTATTGGAAGATAAGTTGGCTAAAGCTGATAAGCAAATTGGGGATTTACTTAGTAAACATATCGTGGAAGAAAGGGCTGAAAGAGCAGAGTTGGCAGAAAAGGTAGCCTTTTATGAAAAAGAATTTAATATTAATCCTTTAAGCTGGGGTAAAAGGAGAAAGAAGTAATGGATATGATGGCAATATATGGCGAAGCAGGAATGATAGGTATATGCGGAGCATTACTTGTTTATTTAGTTATGTCATTGTCAAAAAAATCAGAAGCGCAACAAGAGTCTTTAAAAGAATTAGAGGTGGAAAACAAAGGTCAATCTGAAAGTATTAATAATATGGAAGGAATGATTATAAAACTTATATCAAGATGGAACGATAGTGATGCTGTTAGAGATAGAAGGTATGAGCAGATGATGGAAGCAGTAAGTGATTTAGAAAAACAACTATCAAGAATGGATGGCATTATGAGTCGTATGAACGGAAATGGAAGACACTAATGAATAATGAAGATTTAAGAACGCATCTAACAAGACATGACGAAAGGTTGAGAAATATATATTCTACACTAAATAGGATAGAAAAACATTTAGAAAGACTTAACGGTAAAGTAGATAGGCACGAAACCGATATTGCTAAAGTGCAAGTATGGGGTGGAGTTGCTTTAGTAAGCTTTCCAATAATCGTAAACATAATAATGAGGTTTGTATAATGTTAAAGAAAATGATAGCAGATGAATTACTAGGAGATTCAACAAAAGATGAGTTGATTGACGAGATTAATAAAGCTGTTGATATTCCTATTATATCTGAAAAAACAGAAAAGGCTATACTAGAAGCTCTTTGGAAAATTATCAAGAAAGTTTTATTAGCTAAGTTAGGTGTATAGTGCCTGCTAAGAAAGACCCAAGGTTAAAAAGAGCAGGGGTGTCTGGATTTAATAAACCCAAGCGCACTCCTAGTCACCCTAAAAAATCTCACATTGTTGTAGCTAAAGAAGGGTCTAAAATTAAAACAATTAGATTTGGTGAGAAGGGTGCTAGTACAGCAGGTAAACCAAAAGCTGGTGAATCTAGAAAAATGAAAATGAAAAGAAAATCGTTCAAAGCTAGGCATAGAAAAAATATAGCAAAAGGAAAAATGTCTGCGGCTTATTGGGCGGATAAGGTTAAGTGGTAATATGAATAAAAAAGTTAAAGCTCCAAAGGGTTATCATTGGATGAAGTCTGGTTCTTCTTACAAGTTAATGAAGCATAGTGGTAAGTTTAAGTCTCACAAAGGTGCTAGTCTTATGGCTGACTTTAAAGTCCAAATGAAACATTCAAAAGCTAAAAAGAAATAATGGCTTCGGCTACTAAGACAAAACCAGCATTATGGAAACGAATTGTTTCAAGTGTAAAAGCTGGAACTAAAGGTGGAAGGAAAGGACAATGGTCTGCTCGTAAAGCTCAATTAGCAACAGCAAGGTATAAAAAAGCTGGCGGTGGTTACAAAGGAGCAAAGTCATCTAAGAACAGTTTATCTAAGTGGACTAAGCAAAAGTGGGATTATGTTAGTAAAGGTGATAAGAAGAAACCTAAGAAGAAACGTGGTCGTTACTTACCTGAGTCAGTTAGGAAGAGTCTTAGTCCTTCTCAAAAAGCAAGCACGAATAAAGCTAAAAGAAAAGCTTCAGCAAAAGGAAAGCAAAAAGCTAAGTATAGTAAAGCTGTAGCTAGAAAAGTAAGGAGAGCATAGTGTATAAATTTGGTAGGAAAAGTAAAGAAAGATTAAAAGGGGTAGACGCTAAATTAGTTAATGTTCTTAATGAGCTTATTAAGATTATGGATGTTACTATAATAGAAGGCTTACGTACAGAAGAAAGACAAAAAGAGTTACTTAAAAAAGGTGCTACTAAGGTTAAATACTCTAAGCATATGGAAGGTAAAGCTGTAGACTTAGCTCCTTATCCTATAGATTGGAAGAATAGAGATGGGTTTCATTATATGGGTGGTATGATTAGAGGAATAGCTAAACAACTTAATGTTAAAGTTCGTTGGGGTGGAGACTGGGATTCTGATGGTGATGTAAAAGACAATGGCTTTGATGACTTAGTCCACGTGGAGATACTTGATTAATGCCTAAACAATTATATACTATAAATAAATTTGATGCTGGTATAAATACAGTTAAGGACGCAAGAGATTTAATAGAACCAGAGTCAAGTGCTATAACTAATATGGCAGTTGATGCACAAGGAAAAATAAAATCAGCAGGCACTTTAACTGGACACCTCTCTAATCCTTCTGATGTAGATGGTAGCAATCTTACAAAATATATATCTAGTCATACTGCAAGACTTGAAATAGGTACAAGTGCTCCGGGTACAGCTACAGGAAGACTTAATCTTGGAGGAGGATATAACTTTTTTTACTTTGAATCAGACCATAGTATTTTTGATGACATAGATACTACAGGTAGTGAATTTACTGTAGGAAGTGCTGATGAAAATATAAGTTTTGGCAACCCTCAAAATACAGCAGTAGATGGAGTAGCAACTTCAAGCTCTGCTGATATTCCGGGTGCAGGGTCTACGGAGTAATATATGGCTTTAGCTGTACTTCCATCAAAATCATTTATTAAAATAACTAAATCTGGAACAGCAGATTACTGGACTTCTAATTTTGGATTCTTAGTAGGAGATGTAATAACTGTTACTGGTAGTAAATTTAATGATGGTGTTTATCTTGTATCTGGTTTTATTCAACAAGGTGGTTCTCATTATATGATGGTTATTGGAAAACCTATTGTAGATGAAACATCTTTTTCTGTTAATACAGATGTAAATCATAGCAATGGAGATACTACAATAAATATTGTAGATAGTCCCGATGTTAGGGTAGGTCAAACAATTACAGGTAATGGAATACCTTCAGGAACTGTAGTAAATTCAGTTACTGGAACTGAAGGAGTTGATGTAAGTGCAGTTGTCATTTCTAAAGCAGTTACAAATCTAGGTTTAGGAGATGGAACAGCTCCAAAGCCTATGACATTTACAACTTCTCCAGACGGAGCATCAACATCAGTTAGGATAAAAGCTAAAAGAGCTACGGGAGACAGGTTGTGTGCCTTTGGAGATGCGGCTAATAATAATGTAGATGTGTGGTCTTTTAATAAAGTAAGTAATCCTGCCACAACAGATGATGGTTGGGTGAATGAAGAAATAAACACAGCTATGATTTCACCAGCTAGTGAACACGTTTCTACATCTCAATTTATATTTACATTTTCTGATGAAGTATTAAGGGTAGCTGATATAAACATAGAAAACAATTCAATACTTAAATGGTATGGTTATATACAAATGAATCAATTCGCAACTGCAAATGATTCAGTTTCCTTAGCTTTTAATGGATGGTATGAGCATCCTGCCTACTTAGAAAGACCGGCTTCAATAACAATGGCGAGCTCAAATCAAAATGCAGTAGATACAGATAGTCACTACAATGTTTTAAATGATATAGTAGAAAACGAAGTAGGAACTGATGCTTTAATTAATGACTCAAATAACGTAACTGCAATAACTCAAGACACTCTTACTTTTGATACTGGTGGTTCTGCTCCTAGAACAGCAAATCATTTTTTTGAAATGGGTCAAGTATACTCAGTTCTTTCTCGTTCTTCTGAAAAACCAGAATGTTTTATGGTTAGAAAAACAGCAGAAGGTAGAAGTGATACAACACCTGTAAAAGTATATCGTGGTTATGGAGGCACTACAGATGCAGAAATAGCTGATAATAGTGGAGATATATATAAAAGAGGACTAGGTTGGAATATAGGAGTTATACAAGGAGCAGGGTCAGGTACTTGGGGAGCTAAACAGTATGAATTTTTTCAAACATTTATTTATGATGAAAATCAAGAAAGTAGACCTAGAAAATACGGAGGAACTTTAACAACAACAGATGAAAATAAAGCGTTAAAATGTACAGTATACGCTGATAGGTTTTATAACGGTAGAATAACTGGTGGTAGAATATATATAAGAGAGGCTGGTAGTGATAACGATTTAATTTTATTTGCAGATATAGATATAAGGCTTGGTGCAAGAATGACTCTTGATGGTAGGTATGTACCTTGGGTAAAAAGAGTTGATACTGATGCTAATCATACTGAAAACTCTGGATATTATTCAGCTACTAGTTCATCAGAGGGATTAAAATCTACCAATCCTAACTTTGATACTTATAAAACTCTTAACGGTTACTCTGAAGAAGTAAAATTTAACTCAATAGGCAAAGAAAAAGAATTATACAAAGCTTCTGTTATAGCAAATAGAAGACATTTCATAGCAAATGTTAGAATTAAAAACAATGGTAATACTAAGAAAACTCACGGTGATAGAATAATGTTTAGTGAGTTAGGTAAGTTTGATACATTTACTGAAGATAATTTTATAGATGTTTCTAGAGGAGATTATGGAGAGTATACTGCCTTAGAATCTTTTGCTGATAAGTTATTAGCTTTTAAACATAATACTACACACATATTAAACATATCAAGTCCTACTCCTTCTGGTTGGTTTTTAGAAGAGAGTATTAAAAACTCTGGAGTTTCTTTTCATTATAGTATGACTAAGACTGAGTTTGGAGTTGTATGGGCAAATGAAAAAGGATGTTTTCTTTACAATGGTGCTGACACAATAAACTTAACTAAAAATAAATTAGGTATATTTGAATCTACTAACTCTGATATACCAGTTTGGTCTGATTTTGCAAATGGAAACCTTCACGCTAAAGATGTTATGTGTGGATACGATGATATAAGTAATCAACTAATAGTAATGAGGTCTCCTTCAGACTCAAGTACAAATAGTAATCAATGTTTTATATATGACTTTGATACAAAGGCTTGGACATACAATACAAATTTATTTACAGATAGCCATTACTATACTAATTTTATAAAAGATTGGAATAATAGTTTAGTAGTAGGAAAAGAAAAAACTTCTACTGTTGTTGAGTTTAAAAAATACAGAGCAAATATTAGTTCTCAAGGCAATCAATCTATAGTCACCAGAGATATAGATTTTGGTAACGTAGGTTTAGTTAAAAAAATATATAAAGTAATAATAACTTATAAGTCAAATACCGACCAACTAACTCCTTTAAAGTTTGCAATAAATGGTACTGGTAGTTTTTCTAATTTTTCTACAGGTTCTAATATAACACCTGCAGGTAATGATTCTGGAGATTTAGATGCTACATCTAATTTTGATATAGGAGTTTTCAAAGCAGATAACATAGTAACTTGTCAAAGTATACAGTTTAAAATAGATTTACCAGATACTGGTACTTTTGAGGTAAATGATATAACTATTCAATATAGAACTTTAAGAGTTAAAGAAGTTTCATAATGAGAAATCACCGTAAATATCTAACTAATAAAAAACAAGATGTTTTATATTCTAGTGAAGAAATGCATTTAGGTAATATGGTAGATGGTCAAGTATCTGTTTCAAATAATAAAAGTTCTCAGCCTAGTTTAAATTTAAAAAAGAATAATTTACTTTACAAAGTAAGCCTTTCTCCAGATGGTAACAGGTTTGTAGATAAAAAACTTACTACTAATTCTTTAGAATACACAAATACATTTATAGACTATAGAATATATAAACATAATTTTTCTGATAATATCTCAACTACAGAGCATTTTATACCTTGGCAGGGAACAGGGGAACAAACAGGAATGGATGATGCTACATCAACTCTTCTTGTTCCATTTAAAATGACTTGTCATAAGATATTATTTAGACCAGAATCATTTGATACACCTACTGCCAACTTTACTTTTAAAATTAAAAGACAAGATAGTGGTGATGCAACCGTAGATGAAGTTGCTAGCTTTACATATACAGATACATTTGTAGATAATACAACAATAGAAATTAAAGCATCTGATTTTAATAATACACCCGTTGTAGACGTAGGAGCTAAAGCATCAATAAGCATACAAGCAAGTGCAAACCCTCACGGTTCATCTAAAGATTATTATATAACCTCTGTATGGAGAACTGAAATAACAATATAGGAATTACTATGTACGATAAAAAGAAAACAATTAAAGGATATATGGGCGGTGGATATATGAAGCCTATGAGTTATGCAAATGGTGGATACATACCCGGACTATCTTCAAGTAGATTTGGTTTAGGTTTAAGAAGAGACGCAAGAATAGCCGAACAAGAAATTGAAGAAAATGCAAAAAAATTAGAAAAAGAAAAAAAGTTTAGAGGCTTACTAGGCAAACTAGGTAGTTTTGGTGGAAGCTTAGTTGGTGGGGCACTAGCCGCACCTACTGGGGGATTATCTGTACTTGCTGGTAAAGCTATAGGAACAAGTTTAGGTAAAGTTTTAGGTGAGATAGCAGGTGGTTCTTTTGTGGATACTGAAAATCTTAAGGAGTCTTCTACTGGTTTGTATAAAGATGATTTTGAATACCTAAAAAAACAAGGGGAAAAAGCTCAAGACTTTGGTAGTTTAGTTGAACGTTCTATTGGAAGTGGTGCGGCTACTTATGCTGGAGGTAAATTTACAGAAGGACTTGGTCGTGCTAAAGATTATTTTACAGGAACAAAACTTGACCTAGGAGAAATTGCTGGTGAAGACCTACTTACAAAAGATGGATTAGCTAGAACTACTGGGATAGGTGGAGATAGTTTTGCAGAAAGAGTTAGGAGTCAAGCGTTATTAGATAATCCTGAACTAGCAGAAGAATTTTCAGGAGCAGGTCTTGATTTAGTAGATATGCCAGAAAGTGATTTTTTAGATACTATAGGTAATGTTGCAGGTGAAAGTTCTCCTAAACAACCTCAAGGACTTGGTTTTTCTAATGCTCCAATGGCTGATATGGAAGCAATTTTAAGTATGGCTAAAACAAAAAATATGATGTCTGATGAAATGAAAGAAAGGGTAAATACTGGAGCTGCTAGTCTTTTACCCCCTGAACCTAGGACTCGTTCTGAAATGCTTATGGCTAGAAATAAAAATTTAAGAGAAATGTTCGGAAGTGTTGGAAATGCTTATGACCAATTACCCTTTGATTATTTAATGGATTTATCTCCTTATGAATATGATATTAGAGGTCAAGCTAAGGGTGGATACGTAGAAGAATATAAAGATGGTGGTATGACAAAGAAAAAAGACATGGGGTATTTTGATAGGGAGTTTCCTGAGGATTCTTTTAAAGCTATAATACAAGAAGCTGTTTATAAGGGAGAGCTAGACCCAAGAGAAGGATTGCAACACATACTAAATAAGCAACAAAAAGATTTTATGAAGTCTAAAGGTGACACTTCTAATGCCTTGTATAAAAGATTACAAGAGGCTGGATATAGTAAAGGCGGAAATATAGAAGAATACGAACACGGTGGATTAATAAATATAAACTCATATGCAAGGAGGATTCTGTAATGCCAGATACAGTACCAGCAATGTTAGAGCCGGGTGAATTCGTTATCCGTAAAGATGCCGCTGAAAAAATAGGAATGAAAAACTTAGAAATGTTAAACAACGCAGATAGATTAGAAAATGGTAACTCAGCTATAGACGAACTAATAGCTCTTAGTACACTTAGTGGCTCACAACAAATGATGGGCGGTGGAGATGTAAAGAAGATGCCTCAGTCTGGATATATGCAAGA